TTCAACATTAGAACAAAGGATATGCCTAGCAATTCCAAAGTTTTCAGAAAGTAATTGCCTTGTTGAATGGTGTTCATTCCCTTCTATTAATAATCAGTTTTTAATTAATGAAGATGCGGCGTTATTCCTCGGATTCTTCATGGGTGATGGCAGCTACGGTGGCGATGTGTTGTCTTTCGCTTTTGACGCTAAAGATATTAACTCAATTCAAATTGTGAAAGAATTAGTTATTAAATTGTTTGATAGAGAGATGCAAGAAAGAAAGAATAGTGAAAATGGCATTGAATTAAGAGTTCATATAAAAGAATTGAAGGGCTTGTTATTTGCATTGGGCGCTATAGAACAAAGGCCTTATGGTATTAAACGTAAAATATGTGTGCCAGATTGTATATGGCGAAGTCCTCAATATATTATTAAAGAGTTCTTGAAAGGTCTATTTGATTCAGATGGCTTTGCTTCCCGACATGCTATTAATGTGAGGTTTTTTAGCAAACATCCTGAATTCGTAAAGGATATTCAATTATTATTACTTGGCTTTGGGATCACATCAAAAAGAAATGAAGCTATCAAAAAATCAAGTTTAGGTCATTATTATAATGGTAATGAATTATGCCTCAGAGTGACAGAATCGAAGCGATTTGTTGATCAAATAGGTTTTGTTTCGGACAGGAAGAATCAACGGACTATTGACTGGCACTTGATCAAGAAAAGCGGCAGAAAGGCAGCGCCAATTGAATTGATCGATACAGTTAAGTTTATTAAGCCATTGGGCAAGCAATTGGTTTATGACGTTGAAATGAATACTCAGGCTCATGTATTCGATGCGCAAGGTGTATTGGTTCATAATTGTTCGGCCAACGAAGCCTTCCTCAACCCTATCAGCAATGTATTTGTTAACGCTCGCTTTGTCATGCAAGCACGCAAGAATCGTGTAGAGCCGCAGGGAAATCTAATAATCGGCGTAGATCCAGCAATATCTGATAGAGACAGAACGGCAATCATCCGGCGCAAAGGACGATTAGCGTATGATCTTGAGCTGATCGGCAACTATAACACCATGGAAATCTGCGGGCTGCTGAAGCGAATCATTCTGAAAGAGCACCCCCTCAAGGTTTATGTTGATTGCATTGGCATTGGCGCTGGCATTGTCGACCGAATGAATGAGATGGGATTTGATTGCGTTGAGGGCATAAACGTTGCTCGGTCGGCTAACGACAAAGAGAGGTTTAAGAATCTCCGGGCGGAATTGTGGTCAGATACTCGTGACTGGCTGATGCAAGAGATGCCCGTGCAAATCCCAGATTCGGACAAATTACATACAGATTTGTGTTCGCTTGGCTTTAAGCACACGTCTAGTGGACAATTGCAGATTGAGTCAAAAGACGATCTCAGGGCGAGAGGTATGGATAGCTGCGACGCCGCCGATGCACTTTGTTTGACCATGTCCGGCGGCTTCCATGGCACGCAAACGCATCTGGAGGTGCCGAAACGCGATCCGAGAGAATCAACGATGTTCTCTTGACGGATTAAACCTAGTACAATCTTTAACTATTGACATCAAGTGAGAACGAACATGGCAGTTAGAAAAGATTCGGAACTCTGTAGCAAAATACGTGATCGGGCCAACAAGTGGGACAACTATTGGCGACTGAATCGATCACTCTATTACGACTGGGTCGACTTTATCATGGGCGACCAGTGGCGCGAGGACGAATCGAAACTGTTTGAACGGTATAATAAAGTACCGTTGATGTTTAATAAACTTGGCGTGCTGGCGAATCACATGAAGGGTGACATGATGGCCAATACGCCATCATTGCAAATATCGCCTGATGGCGGTGTGTCTGTACAGACTGCGGATATCAGAGCGGCATTAATCAAAAATATCACGCTTAATTCAGATACTAAAACGCATGTACAGACAGCTTTTGGTCAGGCAGTTATTGCCGGATATAGTGCGTTGTTGGTAAAAACTGATTATTTGCATGAGGAATCGTTTGAACAAGAAATATTGGTAGATGGATTTGACGATCCCAACCGATGTTATTGGGATATATCAGCAAAGACAAAGTGCAAAACAGATGGGATGGGATGTGGGTTTAAAACTAGGATATCACGTAAGAAGTTTAAAGATATGTACGGCAGTATCGAGCAAGATATCGGCACATCGGCTATTACCGAAGATAGCGCTTTGGCATTTGCAGATGATGATTCGATCACTCAGCTGGATGACTACGAGCGTATCGCTAAGAAATCCATGATATACAAGCTTTCAGATGATAAGCAAACAGTCATCAATGATGAAGAATTTAAGCTGTTAGAAAAAGTTAAAATTGACGGGAAGAAAGTTATTATCTATAACGGCGAGCCAGTCACTGTTCTGGATAAACGCGAAGTCGTTAAGTATACGATCAAGCATAGGCAAATAGCGGGCGACTACATTTTAAACGAAGAGGATTTCCCCAGCGAGCAATTGCCGCTTATTTTTGTCGATCAAGATTCTTATTACACCAAGCAAGGTCAGCAGATAACACGATCATTCTTCAAAGATGTGAAAGACGCTCAGAAATACTTAAACTATCTCGCTACGCAATCAGCCTACATTCTTAAAGTATCACGTTATGATCAATTCATTGCGCCGCGTAAATGTGTAAATGCGCCCGATACAGCGCAGATGTGGCGCGATCCATCGGTTGTGCGTGGGGCAATATGGTATGACGAGACGCCAAGTGGCGCTAAGCCTGAGAAGCTTGACCCGCCAGAATTATCGCAATCACTCACGCAGCAATATGAGCGTACGTTGCTAGACTTGCAGACTGGCACTGGGATATTTAGCGTGCAGATGGGTGATCAGGGGAATGAAGTGTCAGGCACTGCTATTGATGGTCGACGCAAAGCGGGCACACAGAATACACGAGTGCCATTCAATTCTATAAATTTAGCTGTAGCGTGTCTTGGCCAGATTGTTAATGAGATGATACCGCACGTTTATGATACCGAGCGTTTGTTAATGCTATCGATGCCAGAGGGTGATAATCAGCCTGTGCAGATTAATAAAGCAGATGAGTATGGTTTAAATGTTGAAAATGATATGCGTGAGGGGCGATACAAGATCAGATTGAAGCCTGGGCCAAGTTACGAAGGGCAGAAGCAGGAAGCGCTGGAGTCACTGCAATTGGTGCTACAAGCAGATAAATCTGGGCAAGTATTCCCGATGATTGCTGATTTATATGCTGAGAATTTACCATTGGATAACAATATCGAACTGCGCAATAGACTTCGCACGCTTGTTCCGCCAGAAATTATCGAGGCTGGAAAGAGCGGCAAGCCATTGCCGCCTAAGCCACCACAACCAAATCCAGATGAGATATTGGCGCAACTGAAGCAACAAGAGTTGCAGATGAAAATGCAGCAAGCGCAGCAACAAGCGCAGCAGAAGATGCAAGAATTAGAGTTGAAGAAACAAGAATTGCAGCGCAAGGCTATTGAGACACATCAAGATATGACATTAGCGTTCGAGAAATTGGAAGCGGAAAAAGAAGAGAAAGCAGCAGAGTTGCAGGAGTCTATCTTGCGATATCAAGCTGAGATGCAGAATATACAAAAAGATTTACAGATTAATCATTCACAAAATCTGATTAAGCTGCTAACTCATGGCAGTCAATTACATCATGAGAGAGAGATGCAAACCAATGATCACAAACATGACAAAAAGGTAACTTATGACAACACCCGTTAATAATGTAGATGACATATTAGTACCACGTGAGCAGGCAATGCTGGCTAATGAGCAGATACCAGCGCAACCAGCCCCGCCTGAATTAGAACAACCACAAGAGCCAGTGCGTGTGGTGCCGGAAGAGGATAAGAAAGCCTCTATCCCCGAACAAGAGCCCGTACCGCAAGATGATCCATATCAAGAAGCGGCCAAAGCTGAGCCAGATCCTGTCAAAGCTGAGAAATCGCCAATTGATGAGTACGGCAATCCGGTTGAAAAGCCAAGGATGTACACCGAGGAAGAGTTACAGCAGCGGATAAGAGAGAGATTGTCTCGCGGCAAGCATCAAGAACCCGTTACGCAGCAACAAGTCAACCAAGAAGCCAAGAATTTTACGCCAGATCCCAATTCTGATGAGTCATGGGAGGTTCAATTAGAGGCATTTGTTGAAAGAACAATTGATAAACGCCAGAAAAAGTTAAGCGAGCAGGAATGGCAGGCGCAAGAGCAGGCTCGCCAGTCAGAGTTTGAGGATAAATTCACCTCTGGGATGGGGAAATATCAAGATTTCCACCAGGTTGTTAGCAAAGTACCAATAACTAACGGCGTCATGCTTGCATCGCGTGCGTTGGACAACCCAGCGGCATTTGTTTATGCGGCAGCCAAGCTTCATCCGCAGGAGCTGGAGAGAATTTCCAAAATAAGCGATCCTTATGCTCAATCCGCTGAGGTTGGCAGGTTGCATGAGCGCATGGTCAAGGCTAGGAATGCGGTGAGCAAAGCGCCAAAACCGATCGAAGCGCCAAAGGGTGATGTTCCGCAGAATAGTTACACGCGTCCACCGCTTGAGGCATTGATTGAGCAACACGCTAAGCAGAAAAGGGCTAGATAGTTAATTCAATATAGGAGATATTAATATGGCATTACCAGCAGATAATGGGAACGCTTCACTAGAGAAGAGACAGGGCGAAGAGCGCATCACTCGCGTGGCGAATGAAGGTGCTTGTGTGCAGAAAGAAGTGAAAATGAATAGACCAGCAGAGAAAGAAAATTCTATCTTTGGGAGAGTGTAATGGAAAGAAACGGCTATGATTATGAAGATATGAGCAAAGGCGTTGGCGGTCAGTCAATCCCTAGTGAGTATCATGAAGAGCCTTTGCGCAATGAGTGGGAAAATAAGCGCTGGAATAGCAATGGGTTTGATCAATCTGGGATGAAAGGAAAATGAATAGATTCGATCAATCAGATGTAGCATACGAAGATGGGCCAAAGGAGATACGTAAAGTTACGCTGCGTAAAAATACGCAATTCCCTGGTGACGTGATGCCACAAACTAATCGAACAGAGAAAGGCGGTGAATATGTGGAAAGAACTTATCCAGCTAATCCTAAGCCCCGTGGACATGAGGAGTACCGATAACATGAGCATTGCAACGCAAGTATTAAAAGATGCGGTGGTAGCGGATCCAGCATCGCCTGCATTACAAGCAGCAAGCGATGTAATAGCAACTGTTGCTGATCCAAGCGCAGCTAACATTCTGCAAGACATTGAGCACGCGATTGTTTTGATCCAAGAGCTTAAAAGCAGGATGAACGGGTTGCATCCATCGGTGGTTAATTTGATTAGAGCGCTATTTTAATGTCATTATTGGGCGGTACAGAAATAGCAGATAAGCGTGAACCTATTTATAAGGGGAAGAATATGCCGTTAGAATCAGGAAAGAGCAAGAAGGTTATCAGCCATAATATTGAAGAAATGCAAGAGGCTGGCCATCCGCATGATCAAAGTGTCGCAGCCGCACTGCATAATGCTGATAAGTCTAAGGGTCATCATAAGACCAATAGACATCCTGGGATTAGGCACCACAAAGAGCATCGTTAATCCTTAATCTGGAAATGCTTAGCAAACGGTTCAACCGGTTGCGACTTCTTATCCTTTGGCTCTAACACGATATTCTGTATGGTCTCGTTGTCATCGACATTCACACTGGATAGCATCAACTCTTTGTTGATGAGCTTGCCAAACATTTTGTTAAAGTCATGCTTCTGCTGTGGGCTTAATGCATTCCAGAATATGCGTGCTTGTCGGCGAGACATTTTGGGTAGCGGGGATTCGTTATTCATCATTTATATTCCTGTAATATTTGTCCCATTCGGTTATCGCAAATAGCAATTCGAGGGCCAGTTCATGAGATTGGTTTTTAAACTCAATCCAATCTTCCGTCTTATTTAGCCGGGACAGCTCTTCTAGGCAATCATTTATTCTATTTTTGAACCATATTTGTCGGGGGGGGGGCATAGTAA